CGGTGTAAACCGTCTAAACAATATCGGCCTTGGGCCGATCGCCCGGAGGGCAAATAATGGCCTATCGTAAGAAAATGAAAAAATCCAAATCCCGGAAGTTATTCCGAAAAACCTCCGGTCAACACAGAAAAAACCAACCAAAGCGCCTAATGCGCGGCGGATACCGCCTCTAAAAAAAAAGGGACTGCGTTAACAGTCCCCGGAGAAACCGACAATGCCCTGCCGATCCCCCCTACAAGGCTATAAGTTACCCAATGGTAAACTATCCTTCAACCGTGCCAATTCTACTGGCCTGCTTACTTTTCCTTGCGGCATGTGCCGGGACTGCCGGCTCTCAAAAGCCCGAGAATGGGCAATCCGCTGCTACCACGAAGCGAGCATGCACGAGCGCAATTGCTGGCTCACTCTTACGTTCGAGCACGACCCCGTTACCATCGGCAAATCTGATCTACAAATATTCTTCAAAGCTCTGCGACATGCTGGACACAAATTCAGCTACTACGGAGTAGGCGAATACGGCGAAAAACTCTCCCGCCCTCACTATCACGTCTGTCTATTCGGAACAGACTTCGACGACAAGTACCCTTGGCAAAGATCAAAAGGCGGCCTCCTCTATCGGTCACCTAAACTAGAAAAAGCATGGCCCCACGGTCATGCAAAAATCTCGGAATTATCCCTAGAAAATGCCGGTTACACGGCGCGCTACACGATGAAAAAAATAATGGGCGACATGGCCCAAGAACACTACATCAAGGACTATCACGGAATCGACGTAAACGTCACACCCGAATTTGCCGTAATGTCTCTCAGACCCCCAATCGGAAAACGATGGATAGAAAAATATTACGAGGATGTATTCCCAGCCGATAACGTAATTTACAAAGGCAAAGAATGTCCTGTTCCCCGCTACTACTACAACTGGTTACAAGTTCATCAACCAGCTCTATTCAAAAAAGTGCGCGCAAAACGTATTGCATTTCATAAAGAGCACCCAATCCTGACTGGCGAGCAAATGCACAGACAGGCATATGCCCGAGATCAAAAAACTAAAACTCTAAATCAAAGGAATTTACAACATGATTCACAAGCTATTCTCAATCCATGACGCGAAAGCAAACGCGTATCTCCCCCCATTCATCCTGCCCCGAGTCGAAATGGCCGAACGCGTATTCGGCGACGCCATAAACTCAGAAGATCATCAATTCGGTAAACATCCGGATGATTACACGCTATTCGAACTCGGCTCCTTCGACGATCACACAGCTATGTACATCATTCATACGGCTAAAATTTCCCGCGGAAATGGGTTAGAGTACGTGCGAACGGACTCTGACCAGCCCATGGAGGGGCTATCCAATGCCGAAACGTCGAACGGGAAAACGCCAACGCTCAGTAATGAGCCATCAATTCAGCCAAGTACCATCGGCAAAAATTCCTCGGAGTAGCTTTAACCGAAATCACGGTTTAAAAACGACCTTCGATGCCGGGTATCTCGTCCCGATCTTTCTGGACGAGGTACTTCCCGGCGATACAATGAACCTGCGAGCAAACCTATTCGGGCGCCTCGCTACTCCTCTCAAACCCATCATGGACAATTTGTTCATGGAAACGTTTTTCTTCTTCGTGCCAAACAGGCTCGTATGGGAAAACTGGGAAAAATTCAACGGCGAACAGGACAATCCCGGCGACACTACCGATTTTACGATTCCCGTAATGTCGGGAAGCTCACCCGTTGCTGTAAATGGCAACGCGGATTACTTCGGAATCCCACTCGGATTAACGCCAAACGACACGCAAATTACGTCGCTTCCTTTTCGCGGACTCCACCTGATATATAACGAATGGTTTCGCGATCAGAACCTGCAAGATTCAGTCGAATTCGACAAATCTGATTCGAATACATTGCTTGGCAATTACGATTCGCTTCTCCGACGCGGAAAGCGTCACGACTACTTTACGGGCAGTCTCCCATTTGCCCAAAAGGGTCCGCCGGTTGGCGTGGACCTGCAAGGCAACGCACCTATATTCGTAGACGGACCTGCCGGAACCCCCGGCCCGCAAATTAACGTACTCGACGATAGCGGAACCCTGTCACTTATGCGCTCTGACGCTGCCGTTGTAACTCTCGGCACTGGTGGCGTAAATGCGCAAATGTTCGCTGACTTAGCGGACTCAACCGGCTTTACAATCAACGATCTCCGCCAATCATTCGCTATCCAGCGATTGCTTGAGCGCGACGCTCGTGGCGGAACTCGCTACACGGAAATCATCCGTTCACACTTCGGAGTCACTTCACCTGATGCACGACTGCAACGCCCCGAATTTCTCGGTGGCGGCAGTTCGATGGTAAACATCAATCCTGTCGCACAAACCTCCGATCAACTCTCCGGTGGACCCGGAGCAGAAACTCCGCAAGGCAATCTCGCTGCCTTCGGAACCGTGTCCGCATCTGGACACGGCTTTACCAAATCATTCACGGAACACGGCTACATAATCGGCCTCGTAAACGTTCGTGCCGATCTCACCTACCAGCAAGGCCTAAACCGAATGTGGTCCCGTCAGACACGATTCGAGTTTTTTTGGCCCGCCCTCTCCCACATCGGGGAAATGGCCGTGCTCTCTAAGGAAATCTATACAGACGGAACCGCAGCCGATGATGACGTTTGGGGCTACCAAGAAGCCTTCGCGGAATACCGCTACAAACCCAGCCAGATCACTTCAATTTTCCGATCTGCTGCACCTTCCTCTCTGGACGTTTGGCATCTGTCGCAAGACTTCGCCGACCGTCCCGTACTCTCGGATGCATTTATCCAAGACACTCCTCCAATCGACCGCGTTATCGCGGTCCCGGATGAGCCTCACTTCCTGCTGGATGCCTACTTCAACTATCGTTGCGCTAGACCGATGCCGTTGTACGGAGTACCCGGCTTAATCGACCACTTCTAAAAAGGGAAACAAGCCAGTGCGAGATTATCCCCATTTGGAAACCGAAACGTGTGTGCGCGACTAACGCGCGCGCGCGCCCTCGGCCCAACTGGCGGGTAATTCGCCCTGGCTAACTCACAATGGAACCCATCACTACAGCCGCCCTCATTGGCGGCGCATCAAATCTCATAGGCGGCATGTTTGGCTCGAAAGGCCAAAAAGACGCAAACTTAGCCAACGAAAGAATCGCCCGTGAAAACCGGGCATTTCAGGAACGCATGTCGTCAACCGCGTACCAACGCTCTGCTGCCGATCTCGAAGCGGCAGGACTGAACCGCATCCTTGCTCTAGGACAACCAGCGTCCACTCCTGCAGGCTCAACTGCAACAATGAAAAATCCCAAGGCTGCAATTCAGCGAGGTATCGAGCAGGGAGTAAATTCCTCCCTTGCAGGCTTAAAACTCAAACAGGAAATCAAGGAATCCAATTCCCGTATCGACCTCCAAGGCGCACAAAAGGACGCACTTGGAATCCCTGCCGCTGCTGGCGGAATCGTCCAGCAAATAGTCAAAGAGGTAGGGGTCACTCAGGGAATGGAACGCGTGGGCGAAATGACCCAGCGAGGCTGGGAATTCGTCAAAGACGAGGCCCAACGCAAAATCAACAAACTGTCGTCTCAACTCGGAATGAGTAACGAACGCACAAATCGCGTTCTGCTTGAGACGCTAAATAAAATGGACTTGCCACCTAACCTCACAACGGAGCAAAAACTACAATGGGCGCTGGAAAATCCGGAAAAAATAAGAAGGTTCCATCAAAGGAACCTCGGCCTAAACTGAGGCCTCATTCGATCTCCTTCGAGGGAGTCGCAAACCTCACTCGTCAATCTATGAAAGACGAGGTTGATATCAACAAGGTCATCAACAAATATATCCGCACGGGTGAAATTACCAACCGTGCACGGGGCAAGCCGTCATTCGGCGATGCACCCGATCAAAACTACTTCGAGGCGGCCTGTATCGGCGCGGAAATCGCGTCACAGGACGAAATCGAGAAACTGGCCCCACAGGAGCCAGAAAACACAAAAGAGCCGGAAACGGCCTCTGAGGACGTCTCAGACGATCCTATACCGGGAGAGGAGTCCCTCGACCCCGCGGAAGAGTCAAACGAAGGCGCGGAAGCATAATGTCCCCGCTTGTTGTCATTATGCTAGGTGACAGATATCTCTAAACAGCGTACGGTGTAAACCGTCTAAACAATATCGGCCTTGGGCCGATCGCCCGGAGGGCAAATAATGGCCTATCGTAAGAAAATGAAAAAATCCAAATCCCGGAAGT